GTAGGTCATAAGATTTACTAGCACCGAACGCTGACGGTTCCAGATGTTAACCGTACGTTGGAACTCTGCCCACATATTTGCGAGCGGAACTCCATCAGTAGTCTCAGTGATAAGATCAGCCATCTCATTGAAGCCCTTGGCATGACCATGGGCCAATGCGATCTTCGCAATGATCTTATCCCGTTCTGACATGTTACCCGGGAGAATAAGATTAGCTAACATTAACAATCAACCTCCCGGCCTCAACTGTATGTCCAACTTTAATCTGAGTACCTGAGACAGCTGCAGAAGAAATAGCTCCAGTTGTGGTATTAGCGGTGTAAAGTGTACCAGCCGCAAGGCCGGCTTCCACAATCTCGCCATTGACCATAACGTCTACAATATCTCCAGCAGCCCTATCAGTTGGAATACAGATTACTCCCACAATTCCCGTTTGGCCAGCTCCGGCAACCACCTTGCCTGCGCTATCAAGTCCCACTCCAATAGCAGCAGCGGCACCAGTATAACTAGCAGCAAGAGGCGCTCGGAAGCCACCCCCAACGGGATTGTACTTGTCAATCCTCATTAGGTTCCTTCCTTGGTTAAACTACCCTCGACGAAGAGCTGGATATTTCTCAATCAGCACTTGATCAGGGTCTGGTTCTTTATTGCCATTCTTTCCACCACCGAATTTCGACCCACTAGCTGGAGGCTTTTGTTCTCCAACCAAGTGGGGCTTCTTTGTCACCAAAGCTTTAAGAGCATCCTCCACTGATTTCTCATCAATGGCAATGTCATCTGGTTCATCTTCGTCTTGTTCTACGTCGATCAATTCCCGATCGACAAGGCGTAGAGCATCATCCAGATCAACGAACTTCATGTTCATTGCCTTCTTCTGAATGGCATTATCCAGAGCTGTCTGCTTTAGCTTCGCAGCAAGCCTCTCTGCCTTGGTTTTGTTTTCAGTGGCTTCATTTTTTGCCCTGTCCAGTTCCGTAGCATCTTTGTCCTCCAAAGATTTCTTGGTTCTGGCCAGTTTCTTGTTCTCCTTCTCAAGTTTCCTTCGAGCCTCTCGCTCTTTCTTAAGGGCACTCTTGAGGGCGGTATTATCTTCCTTCCCCCCGTCATCGTCCTCTTCTTCCTCATCATCACCATCAGTTTCTTCGTCGTTCTGATCTTCAGAACCCTGATCTTTAGGATCAGGATCCTTCTTATCATCCTCTTCGAAACCTCGGATAACAATCTTATCTAGGAAAAGATTACGCAGAAAAAGGGAATCTATCTTACCCATCTCGGGTCTCCTTAGTGGCCTCTCGCCGTTAACGTGTGGTAATTTCATTACCATCCGATTCATTCACTCGACTAACATTGTTAGATCGAGATTGTTGTCTATCTGGAAGAGTATCATTAGCTCCTTCTAGTCTACCTCCAGGGCCAGCAAACTGTTCTTGCTGTACCCCCAGAGTAACTTCCATGAAAGCCTTTTCCTCGTCCAGAATCTCTTGTTCAATGTCATCTGGGAAGACATACCCCAGTTTGGTCATTTCCAATCTGAAGAACTTCCTAGAGATAACCTTGCGATCCATCATATTGTTTAACTCTTCGACATGCTTTGTTCTATTTATAGGAAGCTTGTCTCCAAGTTTTACTTCTATCTTAAGATCCCCAAAATCAACACTTTCATAGACCCTGAACCACACCTTCAGATCAAAGAACATCTGAGTGAGTTTCTCAGTAGCAAAAGTGTCTCTAAGACTAATCTTAGACATAAGAGGTTCAAATTTAACTGCCAAAGTCATAGGTGATTCAGCAGTGGCCACATCAATGCGACCTATAGATACCTCAGGCGTTCCTGTGGCTTCGTAGAGACTTTGCTCAAGATAAGTGATATGATCCTTAATGGCCGTAATACTATTAATTCCGTCGAGCTTCTTAAACATGGTTTGTCCAGGCACCGTAAGCACCTTACCTGGAGAAATTACCCAAGGGATCTCATTGCCGCTTTTATCTACAGGTGGAGAAGCATCTGTAACATAAGCTCCTAGGCCAGAAAGAGAGATGCCTGTGTCAGTATCAGTAATGGCTTGGTTAATAGCCTCGAATACTCTTTCTAAACCTTTTAGTTCTGAAGAACCATAAGGGTCTCCATCCCACATACCATTCTTAAAATGGTACACTGGAATCTGAGTGATATTCTTATCTAGAGTTTCTAGAGGGTGTATTGTAGCTAATAGCTTCGCCTTCGCAGGATCATTCCAACCCTCGAGTTCCCAGAGGTTCTCTATCCTCCACACTGAACGATCGTCGTTATACCCATACTGTAGAATCTTGACTACAGATTTATTAGGGTCATCGGGGTGGACTTGTAGCTCTACTAGTCTAACCCCTATACGATTGTTAAGATCATCTGGGTCATACTCAGGAAAATAACTACCAGGGTGAACTGAGTTAATAGAGATACGACTACCCTCAGGCTGCTCAGGGTCTCCAGTGATATGGAATACCCAATCTCCTTTGACTACTCCAGAAAGCTTCGCTACTTGGAATCGACTGAAGAACTCTTCTCGAGCAAAGAAGTCATCTAGAAACAATTGTTGTTCTTTGTTTCTATCTGCCTCCTCTACCTGAATCGTTAGACCTTTGAGAAAGTAGTGAGCGGTAATATCAACAATCTTACGAGGGTTAGGGATGAAGATCATCCCAGCCTCATTCTCTTCATCTACTAAGACAAGATCAAAGGTCTCAGGGACACTCCAGTACATATCGTCGTACTTATCATACGCAGCGATACGTTGTTGTTCTAGCTCAGGCACCCACTCGGGAAAAGCAGAAATATAAGGTGTTACTGTGCTATAAGGAGTGACAATCTCAGTATCCATTACCTCGACCTAACTCTACTGCGGCGTCTTCCTACAAGAGCCCTTCGCGTAGTAGGTAGCTGAATTTTCTCATCCACTACACTGAAATACCCAAACATAAAACGACTCAATGCCTCTGGACCATGGTTATCCTTGTCCATAGGAAGTTCGGTAGAATTCTTTAACTCTGTCTTATGCCTGGGCCAACGATACCCTTCTCTCATTTCCCAAGCTAACTGCTTACAGCTATAATCAACAACAATGTTTGCCCTCTGATTCTCAGGAGGTTCATCTGGAGGCATGGGTTTTAGATGTTTCCTTATCAAGGCGTTTCTGGTTTGAATTTCACCCCCGGTGTTAAGCCTTGCAGGTTTTCGGAGTACCCGTTCCAAGATGCGGACGTCGTCAGGGTTGTGTGGGTCTGGGTAAAACGCGACCAAGGGCGACATCCAGGGATGATTGACAAGATAACGAGCAATCTCATCAGTATCTTGTTCCAGAAAGTAGTGCTCTCCGATGACGTAGACACGATTGAAATTGTCCACTTGTATCCAGAGCCACACCCAGTAATTAGTAAATCCGAAGTCGACTGCTGCGTAAACTGGCCAATCGGGATTGAATTGGATTTGTCTGAGATGGACGGCATCGTCCCACTCCTTCATCACTCGTCCGACTTTGTCAATAAATTCTCCACCGTATTGACGTCGGAATTCTTCTGCTGTTAGATCTTCTTCAGCCTCGAGAATCTCAGGATCCTGCCTACCTCCAGGGAAGACAATGTCATTGGTCCAAGATGGCATCCGCCAGGATTTCCAAGGCTTCTTATCAGAAGTATCCAGCCCTCGTCGATATCCCCAATATAGAAGAGAGATATCTGCAGAAATCTCTGGTACTCCCGACATCAACGACCAACCTCGCTTGTCGGAGAGGGCTGGCCTCACATACTCGGTGAAGGTCGAACGATGCAACCGCCCCGCTTCAACGAGGAGGACAAAATCCAAACCCTCTCCGACCAAGCTTTCTGGAGTCGCTGCGGATCGGCAATCCAGATCCCACCCCCAAGAAGTCTGGATGTGCATATTACCATTCTCAGCGTTCTTCAAGAACTTCTTCGAAACAGTATCCACACCTAACTTCTTAAGGGAATCATAAACTACTCGAAACTCTTTCTCACAATCAATGTAGTTTGGACCAATGATCCAACCTCGCTGAGGCTCTCCTAAGCGGTTCCGCAGAAAAGCTGTGGGCTCTACTTCTTTACCCCCTAGAAGAGTCTTTCCCCACCGTCGTCCATTAGACAGAACCCTATGGCGATGCAGGTCATAATGGACCTGTATTTGAGCTTGGTGAGGGAAATACCCAGTCTCCTCGAAATAAATATCTTTCCGAAGAATCCCACCACTCTTAACTGGTGATGTAAATGTCATACCTGCCCATTCCAACTTCTGCCTTCGTCCCATTCAGCGTTAGGCTCAGCTGTACCGGCTCTATAGATAGATTTCTTGGCATCAGAGGGATTCAATCTATGTCCTCTAGGCTTTCTAAAGATAGTAGTACTTAAGGTATCTACCTCATACTCAGTTTCATCTAGGTTATCAGGCATGTTTCTCCCTTACATCAAACCAGAACTCTTCTTGCCCAACATAAGCGCCAGAAGCAATAAACCTATAAAAGTGTCTACCGCTAACGGCCGGAGTATAGATACCTTCATAAATACCTTGAGATTGCTCAACAGCATTTACATCTTCCAGGGTATCAAACCCCGGTCGTTTCACTTTAAACGCCGCAGTAACACTGACCACCGCAGCATCTACAGTAGTTTCTGCCCGAAGTACTACAGGATCGCCAATGTCATATTTATTTGGAATAGGCATCGTTCACCTAGCGGGTCCTTGTAAGTATATCTAGATTACCTAGTTCATGACTCAGAGCTATCTGCAGCAACTTTGAATCTGACAAAGCGATCTGTAGTTCACTACTTGTATCTGGAGAAATATCCAAATCTTTGAGGTAGTCACTCAGTAGTATTGCCAGAGCAGTACTATGAGATAGCTTGATAACCAGTATACGAACTTCTTGACCGAACAACTGCCAACGAAGATCAAGATTATCAGCTAGATGAGCTTTCAGATTCCACTGTAAAGTAGTATCATCCGCTATCAAGTCTCGTATAGCCCATAGAGTTTCGTACTGATCTCCAATGAAAGTACGAACACCCCAGAGTATCTGGAGGCTATCCCCAGCCAATGCTTTGACGGTCCAAAGTGGCCAGATATTATCCCCAGCGAGTTTCTTGACATCCCATCGCAGATCTCGCTGCTTCTGGACCATCTGAGCAGTTCGCCATCTCAGATCAAGGTCCGGAGTAACATTAGCCCTTATTCGCCAGAGCAACTCAAAGTCTGCCCCGACAGGACCACCTATACCCCACACCAAGCTAAGCGAGTCAGCAAAGTTAGCCCTGATATCCCACTTTATATCACTATCATCAGCTAGGAGTTGACGCAGAGCCCACTGGATATCCAGATTCTTATTGACATAACCCCATACCTTCCATCGGAAGTCAGAGGTATCGCCGATAGTAGTTCTGACACCCCAACGAAGATCGACTATGTCAGCTACGGCAGATATAGACATAACCTGCCACTGCAAATCTACTGCATCATTAACAGTAGTTCTAATAGCCCATCTTACATCGCTTTCATCAGATACAAGAGCTTTTATAGCCCATCGAAGGTCAGAGGTATCTGAGATGAAAGTACGAATACCCCAGCGAAGATCACTACTATCATTGACCAGTGATCTAACACCCCACTGAAGTTGATTATCATCCTGAACTAAAGCCTTCACCTGCCATCTTAGTTCAGAGAGGTCACCAACTGCAGCGCGAACACCCCATCGGAAGTCGCTAGTGTCGTGAATCCATATTCTAACTCCCCACACCAATTCCTCAGAATAGGGGCCAGCGATGGATCTAATGTCCCATTGAAGATTATTAGAATCACCAATAAGGCTCCGAATTGCCCATTGTAGGTCAGATGAGTCTCCAACTAGACTCCTTACTGTCCAACGATAATCAGACTGGTCTCCTACAAAAGTTCTAATAGCCCACTGAAGATCACTAGAGTCATTCACCAAACTTCTAATAGACCAACGGAGATCAATATCGTCCGATATCGCAGCACTACGGACATCCCACTGTAGATCAACAGAATCATTGAGAATAGCCCTAATGTTCCACTGAAGACTATTATTATCCCCAATAGGTGCTTTAACTTGCCAGCGAAGACCCTGATCATCCCCTACTAGAGCCCTAACAGTCCAACGATAGTCTGTCTGATCCCCAACAAATGTTCGGATACCCCAAGGGATATCCAGAGTATCATTGACAGTAGTACGTACTCCCCAACGGAGGTTATTCAAGGCAAATGTATACTGCTTCGTATTCCAACGAAGATCATAACTTCGACCAGCAAAAGCCCTAATATCCCACCTAAGACTGTTATCCTTACCAACAGTCAACAGCTGGATAGTGAACTGAGGCAACTGCATAGTCGCCCACATACGTTCACCTATGATATCAATGCCTGTATCTGGAGGAATAGGCAGTGCCTTTGTCTGCCATGTAACATAGGACCAACGAAGTTTCTGAGCCTCAGTAAGTTCAACAATGCCTAAATACCGAGGAAGTTGGCCGGTCAACCACTGACGTTCAATCTTCTCATTTAAACCAGTACCCGGGGGTGGGGGTAATGCTTTAGTTTGCCATGTTACATATGACCAACGATTCTGTTGACCAGCTGGCATCTCCACTTTCCAGCGGAAGTCCAGCTGATCACCTAGACTAGTTCTAATACCCCATCGCAGTTCATAAGAATCAGCGATAACTGCCTTGACTTGCCACCGTTGATCTACAGAGCGTCCAGCAAGAAATTTAACCGCCCACTGTAGATTACTACTATCTCCAAGAGCAGCCTTGATAGCCCACTGTAAGTCAGACTGATCTGATACAGCTTGTCGAACATCCCATTGGAGACTATTATCATCCCCAATAGCTTGCTTTACATCCCAGCGTAAATCAACTTGATCAGATACAGCTACAGTAGCCTGAACATCCCACTGAAGGCTAGTATCATCTCCAATAGCCTGCTTGACATCCCACTGCAGATCATTGCTGTCACCTACAAGGGCTTTAATACCCCACTGAGTATCTACAGAATCTCCAACTGATACTCTGATATCCCATCGAGTATCTAAAGAGTCTGCAATCGTTGCCTTGGTGTCCCACTCAAGGCCAAGATCTTTGCTTACAGGTCCATCAACATTCCACTGGACTTCTACCTGATCCCCTACCGCAGCTTTTACTGACCATTGTAGATCAGTAGAATCTGATGCAGAAGTTCTTACTCCCCACTGAGCATCAACAGAATCTTGGACTACTACTCTTATATCCCATTGTATATCTGTGGAGTCTTGAACTGCTGCCTTGACTGTCCACTGAGTATCTATGGAATCTTGAACAACAACTTTTACTGCCCATTGAATCTCTGAGGAGTCTTGAACAGTTGTTCTTACCCCCCACTGAAGCTCTGAGGAGTCATTAACAATAGCTCTTACAGACCACCGAGTATCTAGAGATTTACCAACTGCAGCCTTAACTGACCAGCGAGTATCTAGATCATCTCCAACAGAAGTTGTCTCAGATGCCGGCTTGATCGACAACGCAACCCATGCGCGCTCTTCGGAGACACCCGAATCCCAGGTGAAATCTCCCGCATCTCCGGCAGATACGTCGATGCCGTAGAGAACATCGACCGTACCATCAGATCCTTGGCCGCTGGAGAAAGCGCCGCCGTCGCCAACACCAACAAGGGATGTATTCGCAGGTGACGAGATAGTGACACCATCATCACCGTGAGTGAGTGCCAACACCACCATTGCCAGATCGGTCAAGGTGGTCAGTCCGGTGTCGGCGGTGTGCGAGGTAGCGTTCGTCCCCGACGACCCGATATTGAATGCTTCGACCGGAGTGGTTTCGTCGATGTCGCCGGTGAAGCAATAGATACGAGCGATCGTGTGTTGCCCGGCATCGGGGACCGTCAAGTTCAGCCCGGCGTCATACCACGCCCAACCAACCGTGCAACGAGTCCGGTCGGTCGCACCATCCGTTGCCGAGGCAACAGAGTCAACAAGGGTCCAAGCGCCGCCGGTTGGCACGGAGTCGTCGTTGCCGTCTTCACCTTCCCCTTCAACTACAAGGATCAACAAGTCGCCCGTCTCGGCACCGGCGGGCATCCCCACTGTCACCGCTCCTGTGCCTTCGCCTCCAGACCCCGCAGATCGGAACCGGATCGGCGAAGGGACCGCAGTCGCCGGAGAACTATAAGCGCCTTGCCCGTCGTCGTTGTTGACCGCCGCGACCTGGAAGTCGTAGCTAGTGCCATTGGTGAGGCCGGTAACAGTTGTGGATGTTGCTGTGGAAGTGCCTTCCGAGAACGTGTTCCACGAACCCGGCCCTGCGGTGGTGCGGTACTGCACGACGTAGTCAATCAGCGCTGAGCCGCCATCGTTGGACGGCGCGGTCCACGACAGGCCAACTTCGCCGTTGCCTGGGGTGGCAGTCAGACCGGTCGGCGCGCCGGGAGGACCAGGCCCGGTGTCCACGTCGGGCACCAAGAACAAGATGCCGCCGGGGTCCGAGCCGGTGTCGGTTGCCGCGGTGAACGTGACCGTCTTGGACCCACTCGCCACCGACGGCTTCGTCGCGATGCCGTGCCAGTGCCCGCCGCCGTTGTCGCCTTGCTGGTCGATGTCGCCGGTCGCCATGTCGCCGGAGGCAGTGAGGCCAGGGGCGCCCACGCCGTCTGCGCCGACCAACCCGACGAGGCAACCCGTTGCCGTCGTATTCAACGAGGGCGCAACGATGCCGTTCGATGATCCGTTGATCGCGGAGCCAGCTTCGAGCGTGTCGTAGTCGCCATCCTGTATTGCAACTACTGATCCCCACATATCGTTCGAGACGGTAGTGGAGAATGCGTACGTGCTCGGCTCCGAAGCCGTCGCCTTCTTCTTGAAGAACGCGACAGCGCCGTGCGCGGTGACGTTGTGCGCGACTTCGACCCAGCCTGTTGGCGGAGTCCACGTCATTGCCGACGCGGTGCCGTGGACGATAACCGCCAACAAGACGTCGTTCTCAGCCGTCCCAGTAGGACGGTTCAGCGTGATCGGCGAACTGGCTGACCCACTAGCGGTGGCGACAGCACGAACATCGGCTGCCATTTACGACCACTCTGCACGAGTAAGGGTAGTGCCATCGTCGGAAATAGCTGACGTGGCAATATTACCGCTATCAGCATCATTCCGCAGTGTAGAAGTACTAGAAGTCTGAGTAAACTTGTTGCGGTTCAATGCTAACAACCAAGCAATAACCTCCTCGATACCTGCTCCACCAGCGCCATACCCAGGAACTGCAGTCGGTTCCTTAAGATCGACAGGATAAATGGTAAGAACCGTCGTTTTTGCTCCTGCAGTACCCGTTTTAACAATAATGGCCACACCATCCGCATTCATTTCGGCAGCGGTAAGATCGAGATAATACACTCCCGAGGCAGTTGCGATTTCAGTGGCTTCATTTGTACAATCCGCAAACGTACCTTGGTCCTTGGATATCTCAGAGTCAAGACTTGCTGCTCCTGTAACCAAATCACCATCTGCATCCAGTATAGGAAACATCACCCGAAAGGCTTTGTTCTTAATAGGGAAAGGTTGTGCATCCCCAGCTGCCATATCTCACCACCTACCCTTAGATCCTACACCGGAAAATTGTACTCCGCCCATACGTTTACTAGCTGTTTGCCCCGATGGCGCCGCCTGTACCCACTTCTCGATAAGCGAATGGCTTAGCGTATCCATATCACTCTCAGAGAGTGTGGCATCCCAAAACGCCAACTCCATCAGATAGAAGTTTCCCCAACCAGTAAAATGACGCCCTAGACGCATGTTAAAGTTAAGCGTTAACTCTAGATCACCTGTAGTAGAGGCTGATAACTCTGACCCTCCATCTAAGGCACTAAACCAAGTACTAGTAGCTCTGCGCATTGACACTACTCGCGTGGTCCCTGTCGAAATAGTGTGGGCTAACGCAGTTATATCAGTATGATATGCCTGAGCAACAGGCCCAGTCTGACGAAGATGTAGACCAAAGTACCCAGCATCATCTCCCCA